TTCACTTGCTATTCTAGATATTTTTTTAGATAATATAAGCATATTATAACATATACGGAGGATAGTCTCATGGCTAAAAAACATTCATTCGCTAAAGGTGTCGCTACTGGCGTTATCGGAACTGCTGCTACTGTAGCAGGTGCTGTCTTCGCAGTTAAGAAAACCATTATCGAACCAGAAGAAAAGAAATTGGCTTTCATCGAAGAAAACCGTAAAAAAGCAGCTCGCCGTCGTGTAAGCCGCTAAAACTAATAACCAGGGAAACCTGGTTTTTTACTGTTATTTTTAACTCTTCATCTATGACTAGGAACGGAGCCAAATTTGAAAAGAAAAAAATATAATATTATCACATTCTCTTTACTAGCTTTCTTCTTTCTCTTCGGTTTTTTATCAAAACATTTAAAAGAACCTGTAAATCCAGCAGCAAAAACGCATCACATCTCTCACAGCCTTTCATCAAAAAGTAGCTCATCTCATAAAAAAGAGAATACTAAATCTTCAACTGCTACTTCGACGGAAAATCATAAGAAGGATGCTAAAGACGAAAATAAGAACCAAGCATCTCCTTCTGCTCAAGAAGCAAATCAAAAACAAAACAACCAAACACCTCATCAAGATGGAAATCAAGAAAAGTCCAAGCCTGCTGAAGGCGGACGAGGTTGGGGCGGACCAGAAGATGGCTCCTATGCCACTAACGGAGGAGGCGGTGGAGGTCACGATGCAGCCTTCGCCGCAGGTGCTGGTGGAGGAAGCAATCACTCAAGCTCAACTGATCAGAGCAATGAGTGGGTTAACGACGTTGATAACAATCCTTACGAGTACCCACAAGCTTCATCAAGCACAGACACAAGTGCCAATTCCAATTAATGAGATAACAGAATACTAAACATCACCAGTATTCTATCCGAAACCCTAGTTAGGACTAATCCCGACTAGGGTTTTTGCTTATCAAAAAAACACCTATAATTCAATAGGCGTCAAATACATTGGCTTAAATTGGGGGCAGAATAGCTTAAAACCTTTTCGTTAAAAGCCCATAAAGAACATAACGATAAAAAGATAAAACAAATGTGGACAAAACGCTTTAAAACCGCATGGTTAAAGGCTTAAAAATGTCCCCTGCCAACGAAAAGATATAAAATATAAGAATAAATGAAAACTATAAAGACTTGATTTTACTAGGTTTTTATAGTTTTTATTTTTATTTATTTTCGTAGTTTTTTGAAAAAGGTGGACAGAAAAGTGGACAAAAAAAGAACTGCCGAAACAGTCCTTGACCAAATATGAAAAACCACTAGAAAGGGGCTAATATGCAAGTTCTAAGTGAAGAATACCAACCCTTTTATAGTATTATACCACAATCAGAATTTATAACAATTAAAAAACCGCCCATAAAAGGGGCGGCGTCTACCTATGAAGGCTATTCTCAAAACCAATATTATTATAACACAAAAAAAGCCCCAGCACAATGCTGAGGCTTCGACCACTACCGCCATGATATCCCTATTGCAGTGTGAGGGGAGGTGATATACTCCTTTTCATTTTTTAGTTTTCGTGGTCTATTTTCCAGTTTGGCCTTGTGTAGCTTGTGCACGTTCTTCAATAGCCTTAACTACTGAGGCGCTAGCTTCATTGATTGCCTTAGAAACCGCTTCGGCGTCGTTTGATTGACTGTATAGGAAACGCTCAAAGTCTGTATCATCCAATTGCAAACGTTTAGCTCCGGTCGCTTCGAGGGCGTCCACTGTACCCATTGAGCCAATACCAAACACACGACCGTTAACAACTGCTACCCAGCCTTGATTCCCACTGTCACTTCGTACTACAAAATTCATAATATCTTCTTCCTTTTTCTTATTTACTAAACTATCACCGTCATTGATGATAACAACATTCTTATCCAATCCACCAGCTAAGCCGGTTGATGTAAACTGCCACCAGCGTGTATGTTCCATATTTGGATACATACCCCAATATGGCTCTGGGCGTACCTCATAATCTGGGTACGCTGCAATCCATAGGCTATTTGGATAGCGTGCAGTGATTTGATCTACATACACATTAGCTAGTGTGTACGGCTTGTAACTGTAATAGATAGGCTCAAAGCCGTTTGATTTACAGATATCCATAAATGCCAACACTGCATTAGTATTCGCTTGTTTATCACCGCTAGCGCCGTCTTCGTAATCACAAACCAAATAGCGTGGATGCGATGGCAAGTTACTGATAAAGTAGTTAGCTTCAGCTTGCGCCGTTGCTACATCTCCACCGAATCGTGCAAAGTGATAGTACCCAATGCAATTACTTGTGTTGGTTTGCTGAGTGGCTACTGGACTAACCCAGCCCACGCCCTCGGTCACTTTGATAACTGTATTGTTAGTGCCACTAGCACTACAGATACTCGTTAAGTCGCCCGGCTGATAAGCTGATACATCGATGAAATAGGCGTTTTCTGTCATACCATCGAATGGCAATTCAAACCAACCAACCATTTGTTGACTTGGTGCACTCCAGTCGATATAACTGAAATTACCAGCACTATCGAGGTTGCGTGTTACCTTACGTGTCCAACCGCCATTATAGAGGCAGTCAGCGTTACCGTCGATATTCTGTTCGACTGTAGTAACTGTGCCATCTGGGTTTTCTGCAACCACAAAGCCAATGTGTCCAAATTGATGGTATGGCAAGCAGTTAGTCACCCATACGCTCCCAACGGGTGGGTTGTTAGCCCCATTAAAGTAAGTGACTTTTAAGCCTAGACTTTCAGCACGACTTAAGCCATCAATGGCGTTCATGTAGCTGAAATCGAGGTTAAATAAACCCGCATACTGTAAAACGTAGTCGATCAGAGCTGCACACTGCCCACCATACGGATTGGTAGGAACAGTGACACGTTGATTGACTAAGCTCTCAAGCGTGTTTAATAACTGTGTTTTAGATGTCATAGGTCTCCTTTCTCATAATTATTTTTGAATAGATTGTTTAATCTCCGAGATAGTTCTCTCCAACTCTTCGATCTTCTGTTTTAAAGTGTCAATTTCGTTTGTAGGTAATTGAGATTTTGTTACAAGTGGGTCTGCCGCAAATCTATTTTGCTCTAGAACCTGTAGAAAAAAGTTATTGTACGTTGGGAATAACCCATACGCTTGGCTGATAGACAATGATGACGATTGTTTATCTTTAATTTCTTTGATATCTGCTCCGACCGCTTGAGCAAATTCTGTGAACTTACTCATAGGCTCACGCTTTCGCTGCGTTGTATACGTTCACAAGGTCTTCTTGCTCGATGGTATCAATACGAGTGCCAAGCTCGGTCATTTTCGAGATGATACCGCTGTTGGTATTCCCGCCAGCTGATTCGATGTTATCAGCAATTTCCTTGAGTGTGTTAAGGTTTTCGGGGGCTCCACCAATAATGTCGGCCTTAACTTGTGTGATAGCTTGCGTCAAGCGTTCTTCAGTGACACCAGTTGCCTTGCTGGCAATAGATGCCTTAATTTCTTTAATGTCAGCACCTACGGCTTGGGCAAAATCGTGTAATTTACTCATTTATGTTTCCTTTCAAATTTTAGCTAGATTATAGACATTAACAAGGTCTTCAGTGGTGTCACTGCCACCACTGATTAACCCAGAATCTCGCAATTCATTCGCTAGTAACTTTAGTTTAGGGCTCTTGTCCGATGGAATAGCGCTGTCTGCATTTAACGAGTTCTTCACTTTTACTTTGAAATTGTTAGATGGGAAAATGTGCCCATCCAGTTTAATTTCAAGGTAGTAAGTACCAGTAGCTACCACGTTACCCATTGAGAATGAGAAACGCCCGTTTTCAACGGTAACGTCTTGATAGAGTGCTACTGTTTCATCGTTGGAAAGTGTGAGCTTACCAGTGCCGGACAGATTCATGCGTTTTCCATCGTACCCTAGAATTTCAAAACCAAAGACTGAGGTAACATCCCCACTTTTGAGAATGTCGCCCCCTTCTACTTGGTTGATTGAGGTCATGAGCTTAGCCATAGGCTAGTCCTCACGAGGTTGATGGTAGTTTAAAGCTCGTTCACTGTCTGCCACACCCTTAGTTGTTGGGTCAGTTACGATTCCCAAAATTACCAAGATCACAACGAGAGTATTAACACCCTCTTGAATGTTGCTAGGGATATTAAGCCCGAATTGTTGCAACATCAAAAATACTGCTGAGATAAGAGCTACTAGAGTAGCTTTGTTTTGTAGACGTAGTTTAAAGTTAATCATCTTTTTTCTTCCTCCTCGGTAAGATTAAATTTATCCTTATCAATATTTTTCTTGACAAATCTGTCAATGAAGGGAATTTCAACCCCTAGAGCCGATAAGCTAGCTAAAATGCTAGCCCCGTATGCTGATAACATGGCGAAAATAAAAGCATCCATGGCACCGCCTAGATTCATGAAAACCATAAACGGATAGGACACCATTACAATAATCAACATAGCCGTGTGACTGACCAATCCTTTTCGAAATCTACGGCTCGAAAATTCATGGAAAGCCCATGACCTTGAAACGCCCAACACGATATCAGCAACGATAACAAGCATGAGCAGAAACACCCAAAGATGTTCGTCTATGCCATGCTCATAGAAATCTTTGACGACTTCAAACACGCCAAAGATGCCGTCTGGTTTGTGCATTTAACACTCCTTAAAATGTTTATTTAACCCCCATTTTTAAACGCATTACGCCTGTGTAGTATCAGCCAAGATTTCGTCTTCAACTTTATAACGCAACTCACGCAATGCACGTTCGTCTGTACGCATCTCTTGACGGTGTTTTGCGTAGAGTTCGGCATTAAGAAGATTTTCTTGAACGGTAGACACCGCATTGGAATCCACACTAATGAATGTCTGTTTGACAAGGATTGTAGCTCCTTCTTCTTCGACGTTAAATTCTGCATTGATTGTGCGTTGTTTTGTAATTTTAAGTGACATAATTATTTTTTCCTTTCTTAATTATCCTCTGTTAGATATGTGACTGTGCCAGTGTAGATAGCACGGTCTTGTGATTGATTGGTAAGCCTAATCGAACCATCGGATGCAAGATGCCAGACTGCTACTCCAGTGTGATTCGTACCAACGTTTTTATTTGCAACTAAATGCACTGGAATAGCTGGTCTAAAACCACTTGGAATAGTATTAGTCATTGCCCCGTTCTCATACACCCCTACGGCATAGTCTGAACGAATAAGACTGGCAGTTACTATCGAGCCTTTTCTTGCAAGAGACATCTTAACACCCCAACCAATATCAACCTCTTGTTTAACCATCGCTGGCTCTTGTTTCTCTGGTTTCGGCGTGTACTCAATCCATGAGCCGTTAGAATTGCTAGTGACAGTGCGTTTGAACATACGACCGGATACAGTCGTTAGTGTTTGGTGGTATCCAGAAATGCTTTCCACGACTTCCAAATAAGCACTTTCGCTCGATGCTGGATGATTCTTGTAATTGCCTAGAATCGAATAGAAACCGGTGGTTCTATAATCATTTAGGTTAGCTACCTTATTATCAATCGCCACACCATTTGGCTCAGTTAGTTTATGGTGCTGAATTTGTTTCCTGTCTGAGTAAATCAAACCGTTAACATCTAATGCACCCATTTCACGATATTTACCAATACCAACACCATCACGTTCATAGCTCATTACTACTGCATCGGTAGAGACTGTGATAACAAATTCTGTGTATGAGAACTTATCTTCAACACGCCCCAAAACTTCCCATGAAGTATCAGCTGGATATTTACCGTTTAGATTGGCGTCCGAACCGTTTAACTCAGAAATATTCTGCCATTCGTTCGTGCTATCAGTCGTGTAAGTGTCCGTACCGACCTTTCTTGTTTTAAAGGTCAGCTTGGTTGTGTTTTTTTGCGTTCCATTGACGGACAAGGCTGCGACTTTCAAGAATCGTTTCAGTGTGATCGTGTCTAGTTTCTCACCTGTTCGTTTCGCTTCAAAACGTAGTGTTGGATTAAAATACGCTAGGACTGTAACAGTTTTTTCTGCCCAATCTGACCACACACCCCGACTGTCTTGCACTTTAGCCCTAACGGTCATTTGCGTATCGGTCATTGTAGTCGGTACAGTTAAGATACCGCCGTTCGTTTGAGCTGAAGTGTTCCCGCCAACGATTTCTGCGTAGTAACCAGTGACGGATGCCCCTGCTACACCCCTAGCACCGTCAAAAGCTACCTTGATACGAGATAGCGTACTAACAAAATGCGTAGGGCTTGGGATGATGTTTTGTGTAACGGGGTTTGTGTCCGATAAATTAAAACCAGTGAAACCCGGTTTGAAAAGATTGGTCGGGATATTGACCGTGATTCTTCGAATATCCTTACCGACTTCGACACCGTTGTTGTAAGTCACGTAAGTAATCGTTCCCGTACCACTAGACGAGTTTGGGAACTGATTGGCGATTTCAATGGGTGTAATCCATGTAAAACTAGAATCTACATCATCACCAGCTATTTTTTGGTCATAGCTACCGATAGTAACCCAGATAGAATGCCGCATCCATGCTTCACGTTTGGTAATATTGATGGTCACTGGTTTAGCGATTTCAGCCGTCACATCCGCACCATAGCTGGCACGGGAAATAGTGGTCAAGGTGAGACTTGCATTATTAATAGGTATCACCTTGTTATTACTCTTATTCTTAAATTCTCCGCGGTAGTAAATTGTGCGTGTCCCATCTCCATCGTGAGCGACAGTGACCTCTTGGTCAATCAACATAGCTGTTTGATTAGGCTCAACAGTTAATGTGCCAGAATTTGATAAACGTTTCCCGCCGTCATAATCGATGTACGCTTCCCAAGGAACACCAGAAATTTTAGTATCTCCGTTTTCCCAATAGAGCTGTAAACGCACTTGAGATGTATTCCTATCAATGTTCGTGCTAGCTTCATACGCACGCAGAATCGCTTTCCCTCCAGCCATTAATAATTACCTCCTACCCATTTAATTACGTTTCGGTTTGGGTCAATCAAATCTTGTTCTTCTCGATAATATCCAATCTGAATAGCTTTCGAGAAGATACCATTTTCGATGTGGATAACACCTTTATCAATGTACATTACTTCAGTACCCGAACTAAACATAGAAATACGCTTATCTGAAACCATCACCGAGTTAGAACCGTCATTCTTACCGATAGTCAACCCCTCGTTGGATGCTCGCATGTAATTGTCAAGGAAGTTCCAACGCTGAGATGTTTCGCCTAAATCATTTTGCAGTTTCACAATCCGCTGACTAGCTTCAATCAAGGCTTTTTCGGTTTTATTCTTGTTCTCTTGATTGGTTGACAAAAAATCTTGATAAGCCTTCACCCACTGGTTGACCACCGATAGACTAGCCTTAGCTTTCAGCTCCGCTTGTACGATTGAGTTAAGCTCATTCAGTTTATTAATCTGGTCTTGCGTCAACGCACTATCAGCCTTACCGTCTAACTGACTAGCTAGGTCTTTCGGTGACGCTTGCCATGCTCGGTCAGTCGTACCCTCATAACAGTCCAATTCAGTAAAGAATAGTAACGACTCACTGCCGTTAGTAGTACCCGTATTATCGACACGGATGAAACCTTCATCACAGTCTCCAGAGTTGAAAGTGAAGTGAAATTTCTTAACACCGCCTGTGGATGGCGAACCGTCGAAATGCTTGATGTTAACTACTTTACTAAAGTCTTTAGTCTCGTTTGACTTGCGACCAAGGAAATAGATGTCCATTCCTTTCAGATTGCCACCAGCCAAAATCGAAATGTTAAGAGAATAATCGGTATTCCGCTTAACAGGAAAACGACCGGTAGCACTAGGTGTTGTTGTTTTTGTTGTTGAAAGCAAAAACAACGGCTTAGAACCGTTGTAATAAAACTGGTGACTTGAAACAGATAAATTCGAGTTGGGTTGTGTGGCTAACCAATAGCCCCAACCATCCAGATTATCCGGAAAGGCTGAGTTACGGATAAGATTTTCACCACCAACTGACACGCTACCAGTCATATCATTCCACGAGTAATCCGCTGGGTTGGTGCTATCTGTTCTATCAAAGTTGGTGCATACACCCAAATAACGCTTGTTACCATTCTGGATCAAACTGAAACCAGTTCGACCATCGGCACTATCGGCATAAGCAAAGTGAACGTAAGGTGTCCTTCCGTCTGCCCCAGCTTTGCCCGGAATGCCATCCCGTCCATCGCTACCTTTCCACTTGGACCATCGGTAGTCTTGTGGGTTTCGGCTATCCGTGGCATTGAAATCTTGGTACATACCGATAAATGCCTTGTTAGTGTCGGTTTGGCTAAAACCACTACCAGACACGGTGTCAGCGTAAGCAATGTGGGTGTACTGTGTTTTACCATCAGCACCTTTAACACCGGGTATACCTTGGTCACCTTTTGGACCTTGCAAGCCCATGAGACCTCTATCGCCACGCTCACCCTGTGGTCCTTGTGGACCGGTTAAACCACGTTCCCCCTTGTCACCTTTCGCACCCGTGTCCCCCTTAACACCTTGAGGGCCTTGCTCACCGATTTTAGAAACCGAGTAGCCTGTTTCGTTCGTGTTATCGGTATAACTCCAAACGGTTTTCGTCCAGAGGTATTGTCCGGCTGGTACGTTAGGTACTTGGCTAATCCAACCAGTCGTTGGTGCTACTGTTCCCGATGTTCCTTGTGCATAGGTGATCGTGGTACTGCGAATACCGACACCATCCTTACCAGCGATACCATTGTTCCCGTCGTTACCATCTCTAGCAACGTAGGTTTTCTGATAGCCGGTTTCGCTGGTGTTATCCGTATAGGTCCAGACTGTCTTAGTCCAAAACCATTGCCCTTTTACTAACGCCGGTGGGTTTTGATACCATGACGTAGGTGGTACAGTTTCGGATACAGATAATCCGTATAGAACACTTGTGTTTCTAATGCCAATACCATTTTTACCGGGAATACCATCGTTCCCACGGTCTCCCTTAGGTCCTTGTTCCCCCATCTTAGCGACAGAATACCCTTGTTCGCTCGTACCGTCTGAATAGAACCATGTTGTTCTAGTCCATAGGTATTCACCGGGGTTGACCGTTGGAATGTCTGGTGACCATGTACCGTCCTCGAATACGATGTTTTTAATCCATGTCGAATTATCAGCTTTGTAACCATTAACACGGATATTGTATTCGCCAGTCGGGCGGTTGTGAGTGTATCTCGTACCATTAGCTGTGTTGCTATCAGAAATCACTACCCACGTACTGAAATTTGGATTGACAAGCCAAATCGTAGCGTTGTCACTCGATTGGTTTGGATTGTGCTGACTGGTAAATGTGCCATTAGTTTCGGCAGATAAGATGTAGGTCTTACCTTGTTCTAACCGAACTTTGAAATCAGTAACGACGTTGTTATCAACGATTGACCGATTAGGCTTAATCTCGTTAGGGAAATTAGCCACCACAACCCCAGACGGTTTATTAACACCGTCCGCTGATTTCGCATAACGTAGCGTGGTGTTTACTAGCCCCACGCCATCTTTTCCCGGAAGGCCATCATCACCCTTAGAACCATTCTGTGGGATGTATGTTTTCTGGTATCCAGTTTCACTAGATAAGTCCGTATACATCCACTGTGTCTTAGTCCAAAGGTATTTACCTTTAACCAAAATTGGCGGATTGGAAGTCCAGCTCGTAGGCATGGTGGTTTCATTGTCGCTCATTCCATAAGTGATAGTGGTAGATTTCAAGCCTACACCGTTTTTCCCGGGTAAGCCATCGTTACCTCTATCGCCTTTTGGGCCTTGGTCGCCTTTGTCTCCTTTTGGTCCGGGAGTACCATTTCTACCGTCTGAGACGTTTAAAAAAGTAACTTCTTCTGAAGCTACTTCTTTGTTATCTACCCATGCGGAAACCGTCAACGCTGTCGGTTGGGTAATCTGTGACGCTACCATGTCGTAGGTCATACCCACGTATTTTATGACACCGTCAATTACGAAACGCCACGTTGCATTAACAGTTTTATCGCCTTGTTTCAAGATTGGTCGAACAGTCGAGCGACCAACACCGTTTTTAAACACTGTACCATTGGTGGTTGTGATCTCGACACGATACGGCAAGGCCCTTGCTGCGATTTCATCAATACGCTGTTGCAAATCGTTGGATGGTTTGTTGACAATTTTACGGTAATTCGAAAACACAACCGAGTTATTCAACGGCATGTCAAAGCTAACCACCATTTCAGTAACACGAGCTTCGAGGGCTAGACCACCCCTAAAATTATTATTGATAATTTTAACAGTGTCGCCTAAATTAATGTCTTTATAGTTTTCCATGAAACTAGAGTGAACATCCACCGTGTAAGTCAATAACGGATAAGCGTATTGCTTAATGGTACGTAATGCGTAGCCTTTAAGTGAGTTAACATCCTTGTATTCAGTTTGGAAGTCCTTGCGTGTCCAGTTATCAGCATTATCTGGATTCATGGTAGATGGATAGCGTTCCCGTGAAAGTGGAGCGAACACATAACTACTGCCTTTTCGTGAGTAAAACTCTACTTGTCCTAACTCGTTCTTTTCCTCAAACTCGACACTCTCAAGGTTAACACCATCCGCACCGGTAAATACACCAGCATTGAATAGCTGGGTCTTATCACTCGTGACCTGTACGCCCTTGAGTTCATTTTGATAATGTAACACCACATCCCCACGAGCCTTACCGATACCGTGGTGGTTTTCGTCTGGGATTTGGTAAATATCGATAGTAAAACGCTTGATTGTCCCATCTCGGTTTAATTCGGTACGGAAGGCAAATTCAGCATCGAATTTAGACATGAGACTGTGTAATTGTGCCAGTTTTGTATCTTGTGGCTCAAATTCAAGCGTTCTTGTTTTATCAGACACCTCGTTAACGCCAATTTCAAGATTTGTAAACCCTAGAATTTCAAGGTGTTCTAAGTACCATGCAATATTTTGAGCCCCGTTGCTTTTAAGGGCTACTGACTGCTCTTGTGCCAGTTCGAGATTGGTGTTATTACAAGTGACTTGGAATGAAGTGTCATTTTCGACAAGTTGCGACACATAGAAAACTTGATAAGAGTTATCGTAATAGAACGAAACAAACATATCATCGTTGATATATTTAACGTCTTCATGCAGTTTTCCGTTTACGATTTTCGGAATTGTGAAATCGAATGTGCTAGTTGAATATTCAAGGTACGGATGCCACTGACTGTTGGAATAAGGCAACATGCCAGGAACGTTGTTATTCAACGCACACACCTTACGCATGTTCTTGTCATGAATCCAAATTTGCATTAAATGAAACGCTCCTTCCATGTGATTTCAATAGTCGGGTCAGTCCTTGTCCAACTCGATGTGTAGATGTCGATTTCTGTTTCACCCGTACCAATACTGAATGGCTCGGATAAGTAAGTTAACTCATTAGACGCTGGCAAGTTATCAACCAAGGTTTTACCTTTAGCCATGTCAATTTCAAGGATAGAACCCTTACGGAAACGGTTAGGAATATCTTCTTCCTTGTTAACGTAGTCCTTACGATAAACGAAGCTATCCAGATACATGTGGGTTACAAGCGGTGCATCACCGATGCCAAAGAAACCAATATTGATTTTAGCTGACTTCTTCCCTTTGATCTCTGGAATCTTAAACTTAGGATAGCCGCCTTGGTAATAAAACTGTATTTCATCATCAAAGCGTTGCATATCTGCCCATCCTTGCGGTTCGTTGAATGGGTTTTGCGTCATGACATGCGTGCCCCAAAATGATTTTCTGTCTAGTGTGCGATAACTACCATTGCCATCGCTGGCAAGAAAACGATACTCACACCCTAGCCCGTTGACGTGCTTAAGGGTTTCCACTCCATATAGGAACGTACCGCTTTCATCCGTTACAGATATTTTGATATAGCCACATTCGTTAGAACCACCTAGCCAAAAAATTTGTCTCCACCACATATATTCATACAGCGAGCCTTTTTCTCGGTTGCTATCCGCTGGAATATCCCATGTAATTGAGCTGCCACGTAGCAAGGTTGAGCCACTACCTCGATTGGTTAAGGCAATGTGTGGTCTGCCCCATGCGTTATCAATCGCAAGTGTTCCATTCGAACTTTGCAAGTTGTCGTTGAAACGCCCTTGGTTTTTAGCACCGACTGCAAAACCATTAGTGATCCAGTTATTAGAAACGTAGTCAAACAGAATTTCAGATTGCTTGACCGTCCGAGTGTCTACCTCGTTAGGATTGCCAATCTCGTAGCTTTCGCTGGATGTCTTCACAATCCCAACCCAACCATTATCCGAGTTAAACTTCAGTTTAATATCTGGGTAAGTTTCAGCCGTACCAAAGTTCTTTAAAGTCACCTTGTAATGTCCAGTAGATACCTTTTTAATGCTACCGTACTTTGTTTCACCATCGCTACTTACTAGGGCTTGTGCTTTGTTCTCGCCGTAGCTTTTTGGAACATCGAACGTAACCGTTACTGTTGCGGTAATCGGTGCCGTGTTCTTATCCACGGTAAGCGACGCTTGACCGGACGGGATAGCCTCCCAAACCTTGTTAGGTTCATCGCCAAAAATTAATGGTTTCGGTTTATCTACATTCAGGTATCCGCCCAGCGTTTCAGCGATGGTATTAAAGTAGTCGTAGTTTCCAACCAAGGTAAACGATACTTGAATTTGCTTGACTGACAAGGTGCTATAGAGGAATTGTTGACCGTAGCGTCTACGCCCTTGGTCTTGATAGTTATTGTTGAAATTCGATGCCACGTTTTTTGTGACATCAACTGGAACGGTACGCCCTTGCCCTTCATTGAATAATTCGGTTAAGTTTTTACCGTCAAAAATTACTGACATTCCTATCAAATAATGCTACCTCCTAGCAACGCTTGTCTGCGTTCATAATCGTTTGTTGCTTTCGTCATGAACGGTGCGAGACCGTTTGACACGCTTCTACCATCGATGATGTTTCTAACTTCGATTGGGTTAGAACCGTTGGTTACCAACTGACCGAGTAGGTCAATCATGACATCTAACTTGCTTTCTAGCACAGAAACACGCTCACGGTCTGAAGTGCTATCGTGATTGCCTTGTGGGGCATCGCCAGCAAAACGTGCCACTGCTTCAGTAAGTAATTGCCACGCTCTACCACGTTTGGCAATATCGGTAGGGATGACATACTCCGGCATGTCGCCTTCAGCCAATTCATAGACACCATTCTTGTGGACTAGACCACCGTTAGCGTAGCCATGCCCGTGTCCGATAACCGCAAGCATATTACCACCGTAACGAGATTTCGCATAAGCGATACCAGCCAAAAGGTTATCATATCCGTTGAAGATGTTTCCATGACCTTTATGCTTGAATGAATTAAATGTACTGGATGTTGTTTGTACCAAACCTTTGGCAAGGTCTCCAGTCAAGGTGTTGATATCGACATATCCACCTTGGACGGCATTAGGGTTACCGCCAGACTCACTTTGAATTTGTCGCAACCAAGCCCCGACGTATTCTTGAGTGGTAGGCAATCCATTGGCTTTCAGTGCTTTTTCAACTGAATCACGCCAACGAGAAACGCCAGTCCCTTGTGGGTTATCTTCACCGCCACCCGCTGGGCTTAGCAATGGACCAAGAGTTTTCTTAATCCAGTCAAACATGCCCCCAACTTGGCGTTTAATCAACGTTTGAAGTGGACTGTTACGGTCTTTAAGTGGTTTACTATTGTCTTCACCACCGCCACCGCTATCACGCACCCCAAAATCAAGGAACGTAGCAGCGTTAGAGATATGACGGCCAGCGTATTGGTGATACTGACCATTGCCACCGTAGTTGTACTCTTCACCGTCGTAAGTGTCGCCATGTACTGCCGTTACAAAGTCAACGTGGTTACTTGAAACCGGACCGCCAGTGTAGACTGCTACCGTACCCGGTTTAGGTCTGCTTAAGTGTGGCACGCTGGCAGAAATCCATTGGTTCCCGTTACCAAGGTGACTAAACAAGCTAGGTTTTACACCAAGGTTTGCCAAACGGCTGGCAACGAAAGATACACACTCACGGTAGAAGTAACCCCAAGGGTCAGCACCAGCATCTTTAGCCTTATCTTTGAATCGGTAGTCATCACCTTTAGCACCCATTGCCACTGTGCCTTCATCCATAGAAGCACTGGCCATAGACCAAAGTTCTTTCCACCAATTCTTAGCTTCTTCAACTGGTTTCTTATACAAGGCGTTACCGAGTGGGTTAAACATACCAGCTAACTTATCAGCATTAGGGCTGAATTTCTTAGCCAATGATCCAACTGGGTCTTTAACGACATCGGTGACAAACTCAATCATTTTCATGAACTTGTCGACACCGTTTTTCATTGTGTCCCAAACTGAGCCGGCAACGTTAGTAGCCGTATCCCAGATTTTAGACCAGAAACCAGTACCTTTTGCAAACGCTCCATGTTCAACGCCCATAAGCATTGCTAGTTCACTAGCATTGATTACTTCCGAACCAGCTGGCAAGAGGTATTCGACATTGCGACCTTGCGGCAAGAATGACTTACCATTAGGCAGAATGACCATTTCTTGGTTGTTAGTCTCTGGACTATCGTAGCCGTCGTTAAGCGTAGCTAACGTAGGTTTGGTGATTGGGTTTCGGTATGAGCTAAACATACCAGTACCACCGGCAAACTTAACTTTTGGAATTTTAGAAATAGCTTCTTTGCTACCACCAAAATCAGAAATAAGTTTGTTGATACCGTCAATACCAGCGTTTGGGAGAGCGATGACAGCGTTGATACCATCGCCAGCAAGTTTCTTCATACCGTCCCACATTTCGCCAAAGCCTTTTTTCACGTTATCCCAAGTATCTTTGAAGAATTTAGCGATGTTGGTTAAGGCATCCGTGATTAGTTTGGTAATGTTAACACCGAATTTTTCTTGTGTTAACGCTCCGATTTCATCCCATTTTTTAGATAGGAATTTCTTAGAGTTCTCCCAACCGTCAAACCAGTTTTTGTTAATGCCCTTATGGTGTTTGTCAATATCCTTACCAAGAGCAGTCATTGCTTCAGTGGCATTGCCCTTGATGTTCTCCCATGTCTTAGATGCGAACTTCTTGACATTCTCCCACTTTTCGCCCCAGTCTTTCTTAAGAGAGCTCATGTGTTTTGCAACGCCTTTAGCCATATCTTTGACATGGTCCACCGTGCTATCGACAAACTTCTTGAATGGCTTGTTATGCTTGTACATCAACTCAAAACCAGCGACTACTGGATTCGAGATTACAAGCAACTTCTTAGCAGTGTTGGTAAAGGCTTTGATACCTTTTTCACCACCGGTAAAGTAAGTCTTGGTCTTTTCAAAACCTTTCTTGGTGCTTTTGGTCATTGAGTCCATCGCACCCGTCCAAGTCTTCTTCATGCCATCCCATGTCTTACCGAGCCATTTACCAGCATTAGAAAAACCGTCTTTGATAGTTTTTACAATACCATCAACGAATTTCTTGAATTTTTTATTGTGCTTGTAAATTAAAGCGAATGCTCCAGCAATAGGATTGGCGATAAATAAAAGGACTTGTTTCCAGTCCTTTTTGAAGAAATCAATGATTTTACCAAAGATTTCTTTGGTCACTTTGAAGATTTTATCAAAGGCTTTCTTAGCAGCATTAAACATGCCGTCTACAAAGGCTTTGAATTTCTTGTTGTGCTTGTAAAGTAGCACTAGGGCAGTGATAGCCGTAGTTACCGCAACCACAATCAGACCGATAGGGTTGGAAGCCATCGCTAGGTTCAATACTTTTTGTGCCGCGGTCATACCGACGGTGGCAGTTCTCCACGCATGAATACCTTTGACCACTGCCGTGATACCCATAGCAACTTTAGAGCCTACAAAATAAGCAGCGAATAAAGAACCGACTGTTTTAATAGCCGTTTTATGTTTGGCAATACCACCTAATGCCTTAGATAGTGATGTGACTGGACCTTTCGCCTTCTTACCGTTGCCGGTCATGAGGTTGAATGCACCAGCGACACCTTTAATCATATCAACGGCAACTTCCCAGACACCACCAGCAAAGTCTTTACCAATGCTAAAAACTGCACCTAAACTGTCTTTAGTTTCCTTGAAGAAAGCTACAATTTTAGGGGCGTTGTTAGCGATGCTCTTACTAAGATTATCGACAAACTTATTGAGACCGTCCATTAAGCCATTAAGTTTATCTGTACCATCACCGAGATTAAAGACTTTAGAAAAGGCATCCATGATAGTGCCTAGACCTTTGGAAACGTGTTCCCCTAAATCTTTAAATTTAGTTTCAGTGTTAGGGTCAGCAACCCAATTCCCAATCTGTTGCAAGAATGGGTTTTTCATTTTGTCGATTGGGTCACGGAACGCTGCAACCACTGCCGGCATACGAGACTGAATAGTTCTTTCAAGACCGCCGATAGTAGTTGAGAAGTTAGCTGTCGCATCCTTGTATTTGTCTTGCAACTCAAACAAGGCTTTTTGTGCCATTTCAGCGGTAATCTTACCGTCTTTTTGGAGTTCCGCATATTTATCTGCGGTCATGTCTGCAATCCCAAGCTCTTGTGCAGCGACTTCTTTAAGTTGGTTTTTCATTTCTGGAAAGACATTGATGATTGACATCATGTCTTGCCCTTGAACCTTACCATTGGCAATCATTTGAGCCCACTGAGTAGCAAAGTTTTCCACGGCTGCATCGGTCTGACCAAACGCATCTTGCAATGTCAAGATGGCTTGTGTTTGTTGCTTGGTCAACTCGGTGTTGTGGGTTACGGCATAGAATTTCTGGTTCATACCGTCAACCATTTCGGTTGAGTTAGCTGCCGCTTGTGCCATTTGGTTGGTCATATCGACCATCTTCTTACCTTCTTCAGCGTTTCCGGTAAGCGTTAACCAAGTGGCATTCATGGTTTGTTGGTATTTAACGTATTCGGCACTAGACTGTGCGATTTCGTCAAACTTACCCTTGATAGCTCCCAATGCGTTTTGGAAACCGTTGCTGATCAAGTTAGCGGCAAACGTAGCCCCGAAGATACCTTTTAGGCGTGAGGTTTTCGTTTCAGTCTCGCTGACTTCACTTCCCAGACGTTTAAAGCTATCTTTCAAGCGACCAATGAACGTGCTAGAACGTTGGCTTTGTTCAATCTCATCGTTCAGTCTATCGGCAGCATTACGAGCATGAGCCAAACTAGTAGCCGTTTCATCCAAGCGCCTACGCTGAACGAGGTATTCTTCAGAGGTTTTACCAGATTGGCGAGCGACACGCTCAAGCATATCTTTCTGTTTCTCATACTGCTTGTTTAAGTTAGTAATCGAACTCTTGTATTGCTTAAGCTGTTCTTCCCTCGCTTCGTCCTCTTTGCCTTCAGCTTTCAAGCGTTTCACGTAGGCTTCAGACGATTCATTTTGCAGTTTGTACTGTTTCTGTAATTCAGCAAGCCCAGACCTATGGTAATCTAGGCTATTTTTGGCTTGCCTTTGTTGATTTTCCAACGATGCCAAACGTGTAGTCGCTTGGTCAATCTGTTGTTGGTACTTAAGGTACTGTTCAGCGGTTTCGGCAGTGCTCCCTTTAAGTTGGGACTGCTCTTGTTTCAGTTTCTCAATCTTACGTTGTTGGTTTTGGATAGCGTTGCCCAAACCATCGTACTTAGCTTGTGCTGCTCCCAAATAGTCACCGGCACTACGCATTTGGCTTTCTTGTGCCTTCCACGCGTTAGTAGAGCTATTGACTAACTGAGTTAACCGCTTAATCGAGTTAGCCGCTTGTAGCGTGTCTAAGGCGATTTCCGTGGACATGGTAGCTTGTACTTTTGCCACGTATTATTTTTCCTCCTTTCCTTAAAAATTAGAGTAAAGATGTTGGGTCAACCATTCTATCTTCTTCCTCTTTGGCATTTAAGATTTTCATTAGCTCGTAATAGTCAGTGTCGTAATACTGATCTAGTGTCCACCCAAAACCTTGGATTGATTTCTTAGCAATGATTTTTAAATCTTCAATGCGATTTTCTAAATCAAAAATCTGTTCGCCTTTAGATTTTAGTCTTTTGGGTCAGTTTCACCAGCGGCGTTTTCAAGTTGTTCGTCTGTCAATCCGTACATGTAGCCCACCAATTTTTCGGCAATCTCTTGTGTACGCTCATTGTCCAAATCAAGCAATTTGTCATAGGCTTCGTCATCCAACTTGAGAACAGCACGGATAAAACCAAGCATTTCTTTGAAAATTGTGAAGCTCGCTTGTGCTTGCTCTTGCGTGTCGCCTTCTTCAACGGTGTCGCTGATTTTAAGCACGGCAAGTTGGTACTCATGCATACGCAAGACATTACGATTGCTTGTAGCTACTTCAAATGCCTTCTTACTGATTTCTGGGATTTTAATAGTTTTGATTTTCATTTATCTTTACTCCTTTAACACAAAAATAGAGATCAGGCCATGAGCCCGACCTCTTGCGAATTATTAAATGCTGTTTGAAGCGGCAGGAAGGACATAGCCACCGAATACTTCTTTGAACATGTTAGCTTTATCAAAAGTAGATGAACCAGAATAGTATTTCTTGTAAGGCTCGTTGCCGAACGCATCCGCTGACAAGGCATTGAATGTCATGTTATCGTCTTGGCGAGTTTGAGCAGTATCAGTATCGGTTGCAACGTTTTGAGTTGATTCTTGCATGATACCGTTAGCAAAACCAAAGAATACTGAGTGTTTGCGGTCAAGTGTTTCAGATTCAATCAACACCGCTGTATGTGGTTTTTCACCGTCCATAACGTAACCACCCTTACCGTCTGGTTTGAAACCAAGCATTTTTTGTTTGATTTCAAAATCAAGGTCGTTGAAGTCGAATGCTACTGTTGGTGAACCCGGTGCAATCATTACATCTTGTACTGAGTTGTTTCCGGGCACTTTAGTCGCTTGACCTTCCAAGTTGGAAATGTTAGCGGTACGAGTACCAAGCATTTTAGAGTCAACTTCGATTACACCGTCTGTCGATAGGCCATCAGCGCCTTTAAGTAGTTTTTGGGTTTTAGGGTCAACCAAAGCAAGTCGAACCATTTTCAAACCTACAATTGCCATATAGTAATTTCTCCTTTATTGAATTAATTTATCGAGAGCAACAAAAAAGACCGCCGTGATCTGCAATGTATCGGGGTCTATGCTATGTTCTCTCATATCTGTAATTGAGTAGTGTTCAGATTTTAGGAATTTCAGTAACTCCATTTCAAAGGCTTCGATATCAAAATCAATATCAGCCTTGTAAAAAATCTGGACTTCTACTCTATCCGTTTTTCCGAAAAAGGTATTATTCCCACTCAAATCAAGGGATGGATTGCTTTCGGTGAGCAAAACGATTGTCTTATCGGTATTTTCTTCGAGCTCTTTAGGTAAGTTGTTTGCATATACTTCGCTTATTTCACCAAATTCTTTGCCGTCAATGAGCTCTTTTAGTTTTACGGTTGCTAACACTTAATCACTTCCCTCCTTTTCTTCGAATGAGTTTCTCATATTCCTCTTTTTCTGCCAATAGCACTTTCTTTTGAACGCTGCTATCGTTTTGGACATTGGTAACGAAATGATCAGCACGGTATTTCTTGGTGCCGTCATTTAATCGTCTGGCATTTTGAGCGTGGTAGTTGTTTTTCCAGCCTACGGTTGCCACACCGTTCTTTCTGCCATCCGCATTCGTGGATTGGACAGATAAACCGTCAGCCATGTGCCCATACTTCAAATGTTTTTTATTTGAGTAGTGTTTCTCCTTAGTAACCTCTTCCAGTTCCTTTTGAAACACCTTTGCGCCAGCGGTTGTAATTTTAGCTTGTTCCGCTGGTGTTAAATCACCAATGCTAGCCACTGTTTCAAGCCAGCCCTCTAGTGCTTTGTCAAGCCCTACCATAAGCTATCACCCAACTTTCTTGTGCTTTCTAAGTGTCAGAAAGTCGTAGCGATTAAGCCCAAAGTTTTCGTTTGGACTAACACGCACAATATCATACTGAGTGCCATTTAGGACGGCCACTTGACCTTCAATCACTTTAGCATTGTGGCGAATAACAATCACTCGTGTATCGCTTTCGCCATTCTGTTGGGCTAAATACTCTTGATTGAGTGTGCGAGTATGGGGTTTATAATGCAGCGTAAACTGTTTCACGAATTTCGGAACACTCACACCCGTAAACTTGTTAGGGGTGCTTTGGTATGTACCAAAATCAGCTTTAAAGCGAAAGTCTGAGGGTAAATATCTAACTTTAGGCATTAGTCACCTCTTTCTTCACTGTACGTTGCGTATAAGCCCCTTAATTGCCCGATTATGCTATTCAATGTGAGATTGATAGGATAAGTCACTGTGTCCGTTAGAGCCACTCTATAGGTGAAATATGAGCTTGTGAGGGCTATTACAGCCGTGTCATATAGAGATTCCACACTTTCAAGGTCGTAGAATTTCTGATCACTACCGACTGCATTGATAATGTACTGTTGAGCCGATTCAATGTAAGCTGGAATGAGTGCAGTGTCGTCTGTCTCATCCAGATTCAAGGTCTGCATGATGGTTTCCTTAGATACACTCATTGCTTACCTCCTAAATTAAGATCCGGCAGTAAGATTAGCTTTTTGGTCAGCAATCGCTTTGAATGACGCTGGCACAAACGCTTCTTCATCCGTTTTAACAACATCGAAACGGTCAATAACACGTACTTTAGTAGTGTCAGTTTCGAATGCTCCACCACCGATATTAGTAGAGAGCAATGACAAGTGTTGACGGTCAAAGAGTGTCACCGCTTGTTTCAAGTCACCAAAGTAAAGTGGCATAGCTCCAGCTGCACCATTAGCGAGCCAGCGGTCAGAAACTTCTTTAACTGCGAAACCATCGATTGAGTAGCCAGTTGGTGATTTTACATCACGTTCCATGAGGTAGTCCCCCATAGCGTTCTTAACTTTCTTAAGGGCAGTGAAGCCTGAAGTGTTAGTCAAGAAGAATGAAGTTTGTTTGATTGCTGGGTCAACTTTAGCTTCGAGGTCAATGATGTCATCCCATTTAGCCAATGTTGGTTTAGTTGGGAGTGTTGCAATAACTTCCAAAATTGCTTTGTTACGAGTAACGACAACTTTCTTAGCAATCCAACCAGACAACCAAGCAAGGATGTTTTCAGCAGAATCAGCAAGCAAGCTGTTTGTTACTGTTGAGATACCAGCGTAGCGTTTGATAGCGTAGCGGATAAGAGAAAGTTTTGGATCGTCATTAGCACCGATTTGACCAGCTTCATCATCGAGTTTAGAAAGGCCAGTAATTTCAGCCCATTTTTCGTAAACACGAGAACCAGTAAGCGTAGTTACGTTTTCAACGTTTACATACTCTTGCAATGAATCGTATTGACGAACCAAAGTATTGATAGCTGTACGAATATCTTGTGGGATAGTCAACCCAGCGTCAGCACCAGTTCCGTCTGTTTTTGAATCAAGCAAGTTTTGGTAACGACCACGAACGAGGTTTTTAAAGTCTTTAACGAAGTTAGCTTTCACTTCTTCTTCGTTTTCAGTCAAAGGTTTCTTGTCTTCTTCAGTCATGTTAGCTACTTCACTAGCACGAGCTTCAGTATATTGTTCTTTGAACATGTCACGTTTCATTTTTGCAGCGTCACGTTCGTTCTTGATTGCTTGCAATTCTTCAGCGGTTACTGAATCATCAAGCATAGCTACGTTAAGTTTTTCATTAAGATTTTCGACCTTGTCGCCTTGAGCGACCCAAAGGTCATGCAATTCATTTGATGTCTTCATCAATCATCTTCCTTTCATTTTTCAAGTAGAATAGCCAATTTTTGCTCACGCAATGTATTGGTTTTAGGTGTAGCAATCATATTTTTAAATTTAGTGATTGCTGATTTGCTTGGTAGTTGATGCACGGTATTAGTAACCATGATTTCTTCTTCATCATCATTGAAGAACATGATTTCATCCGCAAAGCCTTTATCAACGGCAGTTTTAGCATTAAGCCATGTTTCTTTAGCCATGAGATCAAGTAATTCTGGTTGTTTAAGACCAGTCTTCATTTCATAAGCCAAAGCGATAGATTCATCAATGCTATTTAAGACCGCTGATTGGTGCTCTAGGTCGTCACTGTTTCCAACGATGCCAGTAGATGCCTTGTGAATCATGATATGTGCCGTTGGACTGATACGCACGGTATCACCAGCCATAGAAATGACACTCGCAGCACTAGCCGCAAGCCCTTGTACATTAACCACAATACGCTTACCACTAGCCTTAAGCATTGTATAGATTTCGCTTGCCGCAAACACATCACCACCATTAGACGCTATATTAAGTGTGATTTCTTCGTCTTCATCGTTAGCAATGGCATCCTGTACTAGTTTTGGATAGGTACTAGACATGCCAAAGTATTCGTAAAAAGCACCAGCATCATCGCTTACAATGTCGCCTTTAATGTCAATCTTGCCCATTTGTCTCACCTCCTTTCAATGTGGTTCGGTTAGGGTTTTCGCCCTTCGGCAACTCTTTAGGCAGAATTTCAGCTTGTTGCAAAATATACAAGCCTTGATTTTGTGCGAGTGTGCCACTTTTAACCATGCTATTGATACGGCTGATATAGTTAGCACCAGTCGGGTCAACCGCTGGGAAAATATCCGCATCCACATCGCATGAAAGTTTTTGAGACAACTCACTAAGAAACGGTCTTAAATAGCGTGCGACTGCTTTAGAGTACACATTTGAGCTCATTTCTAGTGATGATTGTTGGTCACCTTGTCCACCGACAACGTTCTCTGGGATACCGTAGACTTTTGCAAATTGTCCGGTCGTCCAGTCAGCCTGCTTAAGTAGTTGGGCCACGTTGGACTTGATTTCAAGAGGTGTGAAGTCCTCTAAATCATCCAGCACCAACGGACCGCCTTGCATTTGCTTCATCGCTTGTCGTGAACGTGAGACCTTGGTTTTGAAATCGAGCAAACCACCGCCCTTAATCTTCAAAATACCATTGGCGTTTAGGGCGTTTTTAAGGGAATTAAGCGTTAGCTTATCACTAGCTTTTTGAATATCCAATTCTCTACCAAGAGCCATTAACGGACTTACGCTTGTCAAACCACCATCTACAGATAGCAGTCTAAAGTGTAAGATATCGCTTTGCGGTACATGTTGTTTCGGTGGAATGCGTGGGTCATCGAATGTGATGTTGTAATAAAGCCCATTCTGATTGTCCAATCGGTTGAAAGTGACTTGAGACGGTCTCAAATACTCCCACTTCATATCACGCCCATTGTCATTACGCCATCGATATGCAAAGGCTTCACCACCCAATAGCATTTGAGCAAAGATAGACTGATAGAAGTTAAAGCGGTTAGCATTGTTTGACGGATTATCCACGATGCCTTGCATTTGTTTTCGGCTAGTCGTTAGCTTAGCAGTCGCTAGGTCGTTAGATAGCTGACTGATAATAGAGAATAAATCCGAGTTTTTAAGGGCGGTTTCGGCTGATACCCACTCACTACCATTCAAGGTAGCTAAAAACTCTGGATCAGTGATATCAAAAAAGCCCCCTTGATTGCTCGGTGGGCTTTCTGTCGCAATATTAAATATCGGCAATTATTATCACCTCCTTTCTAGCCTTTTTTTGCGGCTAGCTCACTGATTAAACCTGCTAGTACGAATGTGATTGTCATACTAATGCCAAACCACACGTAACCGAGGTTATAAGTGGTTAAATTAAGCGAAATTGCAGCTAAAATGAACATAAGAATGTCAAAAATAGCCCAAATTGCCTTAAAAAACTTCAAAATCATGTCTTAATATTCCTCCAATAGCCCACTATCTGGGTTTTTTAGCCAATTTAAAACGGCTTCCTGACTCATGTGCTCTACCTTCCACGTTGGATTGTTGGTGATAGCGTAGTCTTCGAATGCATACATACCATCATACATACCATCGATAAGAGCATCCACAACGTCGATTTTGTAGGTCGATTTCATTTTGTCTACTTGAATACCGATGTTATCTTCTTTGATTACGGCATTTATCAAGGCTTTTCGCATGATTTCATCATCAAGGCGAGTGATATTCCCTTCGATAAATAGCGTTTGAAGGAATTTTGTTGGGTCTTTCAACTCGCTAGTCCGTTGTCTAATCGGCATAAGTGGGAAACTGGTGTTAGATTCCAAGGCTTTAATAATTTTAGAAACCATCATCGCATCGTAGCCGAAGAAGACCACATCAAGTTGATTATCTTCTACATACTCACAAAACCAACGGTACACTTCCTCTGGATTGATAAGCCCTTGTGGATGGCTTGTAATTGTACAATAGCCCTTGGTTTCCAAGTCTCGATAGTTAACGCCGTCCTGCTCCATCTTAGCTTCTAGTGAGCCGGCTTGTTGCCAAGGGATAAAACTATGTTGTTCGATATGCCATTTCTGACTGCCATCTTCAGCGACGTAGGGGTAAACAAAACCAATCGCCGTATTATCACTAAACATAGACGCATCCAACCCGACATAAACACGTTTCCCCTTAATATCAAATTCATCGACAACAGCATTTTCAATATCAGTCAAATCAAGGAAACTATTGCTATCTGCCAGTAACCAACAATTCATGTTTTTTACTTGGAAGTCGGCAAGTTTCCCCATGAGTAGTTTCTTATCTCGTTCGGAGAGTAGCCCTTTCATTAATCCATCTTTCAATTTTGGATGATTAAGCAAAGGATTACTTTTCGACCATGTTTCCGGTTTAAAAACTTCTTCCAAGTTATCTTGCGACCAGATTAGACATAGCTGGTCATCACCAGACCGGTCAAAGTCACGTTCCATAATCTCAATCAGTTTCTTTTGCTCTTGATGAAACGGCACATCGGGTGTTTGGTAAGATGTTGAAATTTCAATAAAACGTGAGCCTTCAGTATTAACTTGACCGGATGTGATTTTAGAAATACCTTCATCCGTTCTAAGCTCACCGACCTCATCGGCCACGGCTAGTTTAAAGTGTTTACCGTCAAACTTACCAGACTCAAAAGAAATGGTATGAATGGTATTGGCATCTACGAGCGATTTAATTTCTCTTGAGTATAATTGGACTTGCGTTTCGTCCGCTAATGACTTAAACGGCTCATTCTCAATGATTCTAGCCATCATAGACTTAACGTAAGTAAAGAGCTTCATTGTCTGGTCGAAGTTTAGCGAACTAACCAGAAAGTCTTGGTTACTTTGCCCAATAATCTCAATCAAATAAGAGAAATTAAGACAAATACCAGCTATCATCGTTTTACCTTGTGAACGAGCAATGGAAATGATGATGTTTGAAAACCTTGGTACATCATCCAAGTCAAACCACGCAAAGAGTTGGGCAAATATGAAATACTGCCAATCCATAGGCTCTAACTTTTGGCTCAGATCATCAACGTTTGGCACTAGTGATAGGAATTTCAAGAAACGGTTAAACGCTTCGACTGAATAGACATAAGGAAAATCGCTATCGCCTTGTCGTTGCAAGTCTCGGAGGTGTCGGAAACATGCTAATTGGATATTGTAACCAGCGACAATCTTGCCATCTAGCACATTAAAACAGTATTGCGTGCCATAGTCTGTATAGTTTTTTCGCTCATAAGAAAAATCGATGCTATTATAAGCACCGATTACATCTTTCGACTTGGTTAAATCAATCTCTTGCATGTTTCACCTCCTTTATTTGAAGAATGCTACCATTTTATCTTTCATAGATGTATTATCCGCTTGACTTCCGGCTATTTCAGCCAATTCTGCCCGTCCTTTAGGGGTCAAACCTAGCTGAATCCCTATTTTATTAAGGGTTTCGGCAGCGTCTTTCATCGTCGCAACGGCAGGATTCTTCTTAAATCCCATTGATTGTTCACCTAAAATTTCACCACTACCGGGAGACTGGATATATTTAATAATCCCGGTTTGGATACCGTTTTCTTTCACGTCCTCGTAGGCTTTCTTGTAAATCTCGTATGTCGTGCAGTAAGTTTCCACAAGGAACGTGTCAATGCGTTCGACCTTTTCTGTTGCTTTTAAATACGGAACGATTTTAGTCCAAACTGACCTCGCTACTGTTCCTAAGTAGTTTGGTGGGTCAAGCGGTAGAAAACGGTCATTTTGTTTGTAAAATGGCTCACGCCTTGCCGGTGACTTATTTGCCACGCTCTCACCTCCTAAATTAAAAATAGACCCTTGTTAAAACCCTCAAAATTGGCGTGCGGTGTAAGAAAACACCTTGTGGTGGCTCTCCTTGGCACGAGAAGGGGCGGGGGTCAATTTTAAATTGGGTCGAGGGTTATTACACCACCCTTATTATAAAATCGTGCTATAGGCTTATTAGAGGGGTTTAACGACGTCCTCTTTTTTGCGGGCTATTAAATCTGCCCACGTTGCCACGGGAAGTCGTAGCTCGGTGTTCTGTTTTGTTCTATTTTGACCAGTACCATAGATTTCTTGCTCTAAGGTCCTCTTGGTGTTATCACAACTCCTACACGTTGCTACTACGTTTGAAACTTCAGTCCTAAGTTCTGGCGCAATTTCAACGGGTGTAACGTGGTCGCCTATACGAGCATCTGGTGTGGTCACACCCAACGCTAGACAGTACTGACACAGATAGTTGTCACGTTCCAAAGCTATCTTGCGAATAGAAGACCAAATCTTTGAACGATAGAACGCATACCGTTCCTTGCTCTCATCGTCTCGATTCCTTACTCGTGTGTTGTATCTCGTCCGTGAGTATCTCTGTCTCTCTTGTGTGTATGCTGCTTCCATGTCCTTGTGTGTAGTGCAGTAGTGTGCTGGTCTCTCTGCTAAGGCACGGCACCCCTCTGCCTTACATCGTCTGACCATCGGCATTGGCATACCTCCTTTCAGATAAAGTAAAAGAAGAACACAGTAGTGTCCTTCTAATTCGATAATACTATGTTACCACGTTGGTAGTATGATGTCGTATGAATTGGTATATACCACCACAGATTAATCCAAATACTTCTCAGCCTGTCTTAACTTAACGTAGTATGTAGCCTTACTAAAGCCCATGCGGTCGCATATCTGCCAGATATCTAGCTGGTCTATATAAACCATTTGCAGTAGGGACCTAGCGTCTATGTCCCCCACGTTTGCTATCTGCCGGCGAAACTCTAGTTTCTGTTTGATAGCCTCTGCCGTAAAACATTCTACTTCTTCACGGGCTGTCATAAGCTCCACATAGATATCATCCTTACCCTTGCGTTTGCCACCTTGTACCATGTCTGTTTGCATTGCACCAGCCGTGATTTTTAGTGCTTGCGATTCCAGTCGTTTGATCTGTTCTATCTGACTGTCAATATATCTATCAAGCGCCTTGATTTGTTGCAGCCGTTCCACTGTTCTCATAAATTACATTCCTTTATGGTATAATAATATTATTAGCATTTGAACAGTCCTAGGCATTAGTCTGGGTCTTTTTTTATTTTTTCGGCTCAGCATTAAGAGATATGAAAAGATTGAGTTTGTGAGCCTTGGAGCTCCCCCTCCCCTTTCTAGCCATCGACACCAGCAAGGCCTTTGGTTTTTTAGTAATGCAAGATATCAATAAGAAAGAGGGTTTTTCACATCCTTTTTTCTTAAATTTGCTGGGTTTTGTTTGGACAAGGTCTGTCAGCTTGTCCGGTGTTGAAAAAGTGTTAAAAAGTGTTCAAGCCACTAAAAATCTATATTCATTTTTTAGCTTCATTTTTATTTTTAGTGATGACAGACAATGACTGGCAAGAGGAATCGAACCCTCGTAAACCGTTCTAGCTACACGCCTAACGCATAGGCTGTATAAAGAGCTTTTCTGACCGTGGTCTTCTCACGTCCTACCTTGCCTTTAGTTCTATATTCTAGGGTTATGCGGTCAACTTCGTTGTCTAGTTTCTCAGACCATTCGTAGTTATTGAAGACATAATCAATAATTTCGCTGAATAACTCTCTTGAAAGTAGCCCTTCCATTTGAATTGCTTTTAGAGGTGTCAAAGTTGCATTTTCTGAATAACAAACGCTTATAGCGTTTTGAGTTTTTAGAGCTTGTCTTGTGCTACAACCCTTGACACTTCTGATGTAATCATTTATGTATCTAGCGTGTTCCTTGCGTAGTTCTTCCACTTCTTCCTGGAACCGTTTAAACAGCCCCTCTGGCAGTCCTGCGTTGGTTTTATCCAACAGTTGGCGCGTGGTTTTGCCTCTTGTGTAATTGGTAGATAGATAATCTTGAAGGTCGTTGAATAATTCATCAGAAATAATGCCTTCTAACCTGTCGACTGTCGCTGGCGATATCCTCGCACGCTCAACGACTGCACTATTAAACGCTTGATAAATGATGCGTGCTTGTAGCTCACTGCATTGTTTCACATCTTGAAAGAACTGCTTATAAGAGCCTTTTTTATGTGCTTTCCTAAGCGCCGCATGCTCATTGACCAACCGTTGATATAATTCTGGTGTTAGCCCTGCATGTTTGTAGCTTTTGCTCATGAGCCTACCTCTCTATCGTTTTTCGGTCAGTGACATATCCATCTAACGAGATTTCTGTAAGTTCTCCAGAACTCCACTCATATCGGCCTTGTTTGACTATAACTGTCGACAGTGTCCGTCTGAACATTGGGTCCATACCACAAACGATAGCCACATCCTTACTGAAACGCCCTTGTTCAAAAACCACATCATAAAGTTTTGAGACGTTTCTCATTACCGATTTTTTTAATTGTCGTTTGTTCATTAGCTCCCACGCCCCCTTAAGTAGCTAGGGATATCATCCCCAACGTTTACTTGGTCATATTGCTCCTTGTTAACTAGGAACTTACCATACGCCCCACAATCGAGCGTGTAGAGTTTCCCGACCATGGATTTGCCAGTAACCTTGCCATGTAATTCAACGGCATTGTCTGCCTTGTGGATTACCACGGTTTCAATAGGTCGGTTGACCACTCGCAACACTGTAGCCACGTTAATGGCAAGTGAGACTAGTAGTAGAATCGTCGCTATTGCTAGCTGGTTGTCTCGTTTTGGTTTTGACAAAGTTGTCATCAATCATTACTCCCTTTCTGTCTTTAATATCGTTATAAGCTATTGTGAGGCACTCTTCGACGTCGTAGCCTAATTGCAAGCATAAAACTATTAGCGTTACGATAGAATCGCCTATAGCATCTTTTAACGACCATTCTGGATCAACGAAATCATGCGGTTTTAGAAACACGTCTCGAATCTCGCCCACTTCTTCAGTAACCTTCATCCATTCGATTTTAGGATTGCCCTTGTCTAGCCCGTGGCTAATAGCCCATTGGTTAATTTTATTGATTAGATTATTCATCCGTCACCTCCGAGAATAAAAGATTCATAGAAAAACCGCTATTGATAAATTCTTTAGTCAACTTTGCGTTGGTGCCATTCCCCAAGCAATGGTAGATTATATCGACATTAACGCTGGCACCTAAATATTTTTCTAAACGCTCTTTGTTGCGAACGTAGAAGTCAATATTCCTTTTTACTTGCCTGTAAGGAGCAGCTCTAGCAATATCTCTAGTGCAGTACATTAAAACCTTTGAAATAACATCCTCTCTTGTTAAGCAACCTTCCAAGCGGAAGTAAGTGTTTGTTTTTGGGATTAAAATGAGTTCTAATTGTCTGTTTATATACGAATCCGAAAAGCAATTCATGAGTTTTTTTAGTTCTTCATACACTTCGTTATTCATCTGTCACCTCCAAACAGCGTGTGCCAAGCATAAACCGCAGCTACGAATGCCAAAATAAATTTAATCGTTTCCATCTGTTACCTCCTCGATTTCAATCCCCTCGCAGTCGAACACCCAGCCGAAACCGTTCGCTTCTAGCTCTTTGCGGGTGTGTTGGGTTCTATAACCTTCAATTTCGTCATTTGATGCAAAAAACCATTCATGATTGTATCCATTTTCATTGAGATGGGTAGCGTATCCATCAACCCCTTTAATTCGAACCGTATACCTAGGTCCTTTCTCTACCTCATAGCCGAACTGGTGCATGTTGACGAGAGTTTGGATTACTTCGAGTTCCTCGGACATCAACCAATTCTCAAAATCATTTGCTAAGTTTTTGTCGTAATTTTCAACAGCTTCGCAGATACATTGAAATAGTTTTATTTCAAAATCGTCCTTATGTTCCTCATACCAATCCGCCACGTACTGCGGCACTACTGGTTTAGGGAAGAATGAATCATATAAATCCTCAGCGTGGGCTATTGAAAGACGTCCCACTGTTGCTAATTTCTGTACTGCTTCATCTTTTGTCATTCTACTTTCTCCCTTAATCAACATTTTTAAGTTTTACAGGCACCCACATTTTAGGGTTGTAATTGATCTCATATTTGTATTTTGAAACATTCGGTACTTCAACATCTTCTACTACATAAGAGACATTATCTGACAAACCGATAATATGCTTTTGATATTTGTTCTTACCGTTTTCTACAACAATTTCAAGTTGTTTATCATGAGTATCAGCCTTGATGGACATCCTACCGCTCATTTGGAACATTACGTCATT